CAAATTAGTGTGGCTTTTCCAGGGGTCTTAGAGCGAAAAATTATATTCTTAGTTTTACTGCTATGAAAACACGTGCCAGCTAAATACGTGATAGACGCAGGTATATCTATCGTATCAATGGTAGCATTGAAAAAACAACCATCTGACACCGCTTTACAACTGCTCGGGTAGATTAATACTCCTGATACAACAACATTTTTGAAGGCTCCTTTTGCTAATTCTCTTACTCCGAAAAATCCAATCTCTCTTAGTGAAGTAAATTCTTTATTTGCGAATATAGTCCCGATGGAACCCTCACCTAAACGCTCTTCGTATCTCCTTATTAATCGTTGTGTCTTTCACAGCAGAATACACCTGAGTAGTCTTGATGCTCTGATGACCTAATATATGTTGTATAATAGGTAAGCTCACTCCTTTACTCAGCAACACTGTTGCACACGTATGTCTTGCGCAGTGAAAGGTAATGTGTCTGTGGATATTGAATCGTTTGAGCACACGCTTGAGAACCAGGTTGCACCGTGCGTTACAAGGCAACTGAAACAATTTACCAGTAGTGGTCTTGTTCTCTTGTACCATTGCAGTAGCCTTTCCTCCAAACATCTTAGAGATAGGTATTCGCACCTCGTGGTCTGTCTTCTGCATTCGCATTACAACCCACTTATTCCGATATATATTCTTAATGTGCTGCTTAGTTACTTGCACGATATCCGAGAATCGAAGACCTGAATAAACGCTAAATAGAAAACCTTTAATTACCTTCCTCTCCTCATCTGTCAATTCTTCTTTTATCTCCTTCTCCTCAATCCTCCTCAGTTCTCTCTCTGTCAGCGATTGCTTCTGAACATTCTCCGTCTTGATGTGATATTTGCGAAAAGGATAGACAGTCATCAGTTCCTCGTCGATAGCGAGATTGATAAAACGACGAAATATCTTCATAAACTTAGCTATGGTATTAATCGCATACCCTGCATTCTTTAGGAAGTTCTCAAAATCGCATATACATTTGTAATCAACCTGCGTAAAGGTCATATCTTCCTTAAACCGCTTTAGCACTGCCAGCGCAGCCTTATGATTCGCAATCGTCCCAGCTGTATATGTTTCCTTGTCAATCTCACTTTCCATCCAGTCAAGAAAAGAACTATCCTCCTTGTATACAATCAGAGTAGGGTTGTCGACCAATTTGTTGACGTCACCAATATGCTTGATGACGTATTCCCCATCTACTTGTATCTGTATTAGTGCATTATGCCCTTTAAGCTGTGCTGTTAAGTTTTGAATAAGCTCTTTGAGATTCATTTCTTTGAATTTTGAGGACAACCTGCCCAAAAATTCAGTACCTTTGTAGTCTATTAGCAGGCTGCAGGTGAAAAATAAAAAGCCCCCAGCCTGTTAATAGTCATCTCACCTACGTATTAACGAACGAGCGAACCCGTACGACTGGGGGCAAATACCCTTGTCGCAGGTTCGCTTTATTCGTTAAATGTAAGTGAGATATTGCAAAGGTAGTAAAATTTAGGATAATGAAGATAATAGAAGTATTGAAATTTAACCGTGAGCTAATAAAAAAGCTCAAAACGGCTGGTATACGCTTGGAAGATGAAGCGTATGTAGACTTATATACTGATTATATGGCATTGATTGAACATGGCGAGAAAGTATCATATATCGTAGCACATCTATCAGATAAGTATGCCGTAAGCGAACGCAAAGTGTATGATTTGATTAGACGCTTCCAAAGTGACTGCAAAACGCTTGCAGTATGACTTGTTCTCGCTTTTCTCTTGGCTCAATAAATATTGCGACCTTTGTCGTACAAACTAAGTGAGACGATGAGAAAACAATATTTATCAGCACCGCTTCCATTTCAGGGACAGAAGCGGATGTTTGCTAAGGAGTATATTAAGGTACTCCAGCAGTTCCCTGACAATACAACCTTCGTAGACTTATTCGGTGGTAGTGGTCTTTTATCACACATCGCCAAGTATCAAAAACCCAATGCCACTGTGGTATATAATGACTTCGATGGCTATCAATACCGCTTGGAGCATATTCCACAGACCAACGAACTCCTTACAAGGTTAAGAGGCGTTGTTAGTGTGCCACGACATAAACCGATACTGGGAAAGGAACGTGAGCAAGTTCTATCATTGATACGTGAGCATGAATGTTTATACGGATACGTAGACTACATAACGTTGTCCTCTTCCTTACTTTTCTCAATGAAGTATGCAACAAGCTATGAGGATTTAGAGAAAGAGACCTTGTACAATAACATCAAGGCAACGAATTATCCTCTATGCAGTGACTACTTCGACGGACTAACCATCACGTCATGCGACTACAAAGAGGTCTTCAATAGCTACAAGGATACTCCTAACGTAGTTTTTCTGGTAGACCCTCCGTATCTCAGCACAGACAGCTCGACATACAAGATGTATTGGAAGCTATCTGATTACCTCGATGTGCTTACTATCCTGGCTGGTCACCGTTTTATTTACTTCACCTCGAACAAATCCTCCATCGTAGAACTCTGTGAATGGGTAGGCAAAAACAAACTCATCGGCAACCCCTTCCAGAATTGTCACCGCCGAGAGTTCAATGCCCACATGAATTATAACTCCTCCTATACAGACATCATGCTCTATACGAATGCCATTTAAACACCATTCAAACGATGAATAAATACCACGAAATATTAGATAAAATACTGCAAGATGGTCGTATGCAGCATAACAAAAAGGGAGAAATAAAGTATCTTCTAAATGAACGGCTGACACTAACTCCTTCAGATCTACTTGATATATTTGAGACGCATGGTATCGCACGCAAGAAACTACGTAATGAACTGCAACTCTTCATGCAGGGTGAGCGTCAGGTAGAGAAGTATCGTGAAGTCGGTATTGCTTGGTGGGATTATTGCGGTTCAATTCTTGTCAATAGTTATCCTACATATTTAGAGAAGTTGCCTCCACTGATAGAGAGGATAAACCGTGAGAAGCGCAATAGTAAGAATTATGTATTATTCCTTGGCGAAACAAATGCAGAGAGCAATCAAGCTCCATGCCTAAGTCTTGTGCAGTTCCAGATAGATGAAGGGGAACTCGTTGTATCTGCTTATCAACGCAGCTCTGATGCTAACTTAGGTCTTCCTGCAGACATCTATCATCTTTATCTTATGTCAAGGCAAATAGATCTTCCGTTGAGGTCTATAACACTTAATCTTGCCAATGTACATATATATCAAAGCAACATAGAACATACAAAGGAATTGCTTGCTGGAAACGATGATATTAGATTCGAACTCAATGTATAGCGAAAAAGTCAGACTGGGAAATCCAAAGTCTGACTTTTTCTTCTGTGCGTGCATTCAATATTATCACATTTCGTTTTACACAGAAAATTCGCATTTCGTTTTATAACTGCATCACATTTCGTTTTGCGGGATTTAATTAAAACCACAATAATAACAACTATTTAAAAACAAAACAATGATGAAGACAAAAAGGAAAAAATGCTATTCCGAACCATTATGCTTAATCATGCAGGTTAGCGAAGCCACACAGTTGATGAACGCTTCTGTTCCTGGTCAGCATAATTCCGCTGAGAATGGAGGAACTTTCAATACAGCTAAACAAGCTATTTTCCTGCAAACAGCTGAAGAAGAGGATGAAAGCAGCAACAATTACCATTACTCTGTTTGGGACTAGTAAAATACGGAGAGTTATAAATAGTAAACAAATAAAACTAAAAATAATGAGAAGACTTTCTTTCAAGGCACAACTGCTCTCATTAGTAGCAGTTTGTGGTATAACAATGGTGTTTACGGCATGTACTAATGAAGATGTGGCACAAAACGCTAAAAACAACGACGAGGTTAAAGGACTTACTACTTTTACAACGGGTGAAGAAGCAACCACTCGAACATCAATGGATAACAGCGGTGCTTTCTATTGGGAAGCAGGTGATAAAATCTATGTAAAAGATGATGAAAATCATTGGCAGGTAAGTAGTAATGCTCCAACAAGTAAGACTGCTTCTTTCAGGTTTAAAGTACCTGGTAAGTATACAAAAGGTAATACGTATGAGATTTATTATCCAGGTAAGAATGGATATCAAGACCAGGTAACAATCTCTGCTTCTCAAACACAGACAAAACCAAATAGTACTGCTCACTTTGGAGAGGCTGGTGATTGTGGAACTGCTACTGCTTCGTGGTCAGCAGCACAGAATGGATATGCATTTAAGCTAGATCATCAAGCTGCTTATCTTATTTTTCAGCCGTACATAAGTAACACTAAATTGGACGATTGCTATTTAACAAAAATAGAGGTTAGTTCCGACAATGACATTACAGATACCTATAAACTTGACACAACTACTGGCGCATTAACTGGCGGCTCTGGTACTGGTAAGCAAATTGTAATTACAACAAAAGGTAGTGAGTCTTATGCTAATGGCTTTCATCTAAACGTTACTTCAGCAAATGTAGCTACAAATGGTACGTTTATGGTTATTAAGCCAGGTACGCATAACTTGACCATAAAATATTGGATAAAGGATGTCAAAACAAAAGTTGAGGGAGTAATAACTAAAGTTCTTAATACAACTTTCGTAAAGAATAAGTATTATAACATAACTGCTGATTTAAAAGTAACTGATTACGATGGCGATCATTATTACATGTGGGATGCGCAACAGCAGTGCTGGTTTGGATATGAATGGACCAAGAATCTATCAATAGGAATAGGTCAACCAACTGTCAATAACAATACATCTTCAAATTATCCTGCAAGCATCTCTGATGCTCGTTATTTTAATCCTTATTACCCAGGAGCTCTTATAAGTAATCCTGCAACTAGAAATCCTCTTTTCAAAACACTACCCAATGCTAATGAGTTGAATTGGTATGTGTTAAAGGGCGATCCACGTTGGGATGATGTTAAACTATGGACAGTTATGGGACATTTATATAAAGGAGGAATGTGGTTTTTAAAGAAAGAAAACATACAGCATTTTAGTAAAGAACATGCTCCTGATGGCGTTACTGATTTACGGAGTAGAAACGTTGTTTATGATAACTATACATTAACATCGGGTATCCCTAATTCTATTGATATTACAAAATATTTTTATTTACCAGCTTTGGGGATGTATGGGAAACGGAACACATTGGATCCTACTGGACTAGGTACGTTAACAGAAGTTGGTGTATCTGGACATTATTGGTCTTCAAGTGCGTATCCTGTACCTAGTGGCTTGGCGTATGGTATGGGGCTAAGCAAAGGTCATGTAGGCGTTAGCGGCTACCTCAGAGGTGCAGGCATTAGAGCAAAGGCTTTCTAATGAACTTAAGCAATTCATTGATTGAGAGGTAACTTCCTCTATATTAAAAAATAGGAGAACCTATTGGAAAAGAAGTATTTAATATGTCTTTAATTTGCCTCTAAATTCTTCTTAAAGAAGTCCTTGAGGACTTGTTAAAGGAATCCATGAGGACTTGTTAAAGAAAAGATGAGGGAGGAAAAGAAGATATGAAATTCACGGAGTTGTGCCTGTATGGGCACACTCCTTTTTATTAATAACAATTTAATTTTTTATCATGATTAGTTTTAAAGTAATAGAAAGCGTCCTACGTATAGGACCTCGTCAAGGACAGAAAGCTTATAGTGCTGTACCGAAATCAGTAAACAAGTTTTCATCGTCGTGGCTCGTAGAGCGTATTGTACGTGAAACTTCGTTGAGTGAAGGAGACGTGCGTAATGTGCTTATCACGTTGAAGAACATCACCAAAGAGGTGGTTTCGTTGGGTGGTTCGCTTGACTTAGGCGACATCTTCTCATTCCGAACATCTATCCCATCAAAGATGGAGAAGAATGAAAAGGATGTCTGTGCCGAATCGCTTAAGTATCCTCGCATCATTGTTACCTGGAAAGAGCCTATTCGGAAAGCTCTAAAGGATATTCAGATTGAGGTAGACAACCCTGCTAGGAAGAAACAGAAAAGTACCCCCGCCCCCGAACCGAAAGAAA